CAACCCTTATCCTTTATTCTGTAATCGAAGAACGTCTGGAGAAATAAGATGACCTTTTCAACTCAAAGTTCAAGTAAGCCGCGTCTCAAGAACAACACCATCGATACCGACACACTGAAGGATGTGTGGGCTTGTGCTAAAACCATGAGTACTGAAGACTATCGTGCGTACTGCGTAAGTGTTGTACAATCGGGTGGTGGTTACCAACCTACAAAGGATGCCATCATTCGTACAATCAACAACACCAATAATGTAAATCTGATGATGAAGAAGGTAACCGACTTCGTCATGGCAGGTGATGGATACGGAGTTTAATATGAGCAATCAACGTCCCGGTAAGTGGAAGCCAGCTGGACTATCCGATGGTAGTCTGACTGGTGGACCAATGCGTCAGCTTGAGTTCTTCAAGGGCTGTAGAGAAGTCCTCGAGCGTTATGGTCATGAGGATGCAGCGTTCTATTTCGAGCAATGTGAATCATGGATCCGTGAGGGTAAGGATCTCTACAATACCAAACCATCGAAGGTCTTAGGTGTTTAAGTATAGAGTGAATGGCTATCGAGTCCTACTGTCAAAGGATCGTAAAGAACAGACATGGGACTTCGATAGACTATGGGAAGCAGAAGATGTGTACAACTCGTTGACTAATTATGACGTTTGTATGATACTATCGCTTTCTCCAATCAATGTGAAACTAATTCAGGAGAAGAGAAATGGCTAAGCAGTTGCGAAAGAAGTTATCTTATAAATCAAAGAAGCTAGTAAAGAATATGAATGAGGATGCTCGCCTAATGAGATCAATGGGTGCTTTCTCTGAGGACTCAATGTACATGAGTGACTATGAAGTTCAAGAAGTAATCAATACCAGCTTTGAACATATCACAAGCCTAAGAAACGATTGGGACTAATATGAAAATCTTTATCGGACCATATCCAGAGGACTACACACAGGACCGTGTAGAGGAAATTGAGATCCATGACTATGATACATGGTCGATGGACTACACCCTCGCTCTAATCATCCTTCCTATGCTTCGACAGCTTCAGGCATCCAAGCATGGATCACCGTATGTGGATCCAGATGATGTTCCAATTGAGCTGAAGCCAACGGACACTCCATGCGACGATAACTATTGGGTGGACAACACTCATCATAAGCGTTGGGACTATGTTCTGAATGAAATGATCTTTGCATTTGAGAACAAGGTAGCGGACAATTGGGAAGACCAGTTCTGGGAAGGTGAGTTCGACCACCAATGGGTTGATGCTGAGGACGGCATGCAGGAAATGGTTGAGGGTCCTAACCATACAGCGAGATGTGACTGGGAGGCTCGAGCAGAATACCAGAAGCGTATCACAAATGGCTTCCGTTTGTTTGGTAAGTACTACGAGAACCTTTGGGACTAATGGCAATTAGACTAAAGCAAACACTCGCATATGTTCTGTACTATACAGGGCATTGGATTTCATCTCCAATGGCCAGGTACGATCTTGGTTGGTTGTATCCACTTTACAATTGGTGTATGATTAAGTCTGCTGACTTTGATCTGAATGAAAGATTGTGGAGGAAGCCACAATGCCAACATGAATACGACCACAACGGTGAATGCCTGAAGTGTGATGAGTCAATTTTGGATGATAAAGATGTATAAATGGTTGAAATATTCTGGAGTATGGTGTACAATTATACTCAATCCTTTCCACTGGCAGGTCAGTTGGGAAGTGATTAAGGACGATGAGCTCAATCCTAAGATGAGTCAGTTTGATTTTAAACTAGGTCCTGTAAGACTGTTAATTGTTTTTGATAATGGAGAATGGTAAATGATTACTATGAAGCCTATTCAGATGGTCTCTGCATTGCGTCAGGGTGTCTGTAATGTTAAGTTCACAAAAGTAGATGGTGAGCATCGTGATATGGATTGTACACTGAACTTCAGTCGTATTCCATCTGACAAGGTTCCGAAGACTCTGCAAGAGGCTACCGAGCTGTCTGAGCAATCAGCACTTCGAGTGTTCGATGTCAATAAGGGCGAATGGAGATCATTCCGTATCGCAAACGTCAACGCCTTTAAGGTGAAAGAACTTGTCGAGACGCAGATCTGATCCCCTTACTAGAAAAGAGTTGTTTGAGATGCTGAGTCATAGAGTCTGTACTATCAGATATGCTCCACCTCAGGCAACTCCAAAGACCATTAGAGCTACACTAAGGCATGATTGGATAAAGAAGCTAGATAACTTTCCTATTGGGTTTGAGTCCATTAGGGAGACTGCTTTATTTGACTTCCATAGTGTAAATGTGCTTGACATTGATTCCAATCGGTGGGAAAATATACAGGTAAATTCAATTATTGATTTTATTGTTCCTGGAGATGATTATGGCTATTAAAAAGAAGCGTAAGATGACAGCAGAGCAGAAAGCTGCTGCGGTTGAGCGTCTTGCAAAGGCTCGCGAGAAGCGACTGAAGGCAAACCCACCAGAGTACAAGAACATCTCAGATAAGGTTCTTGCTCTCTCTGATGAGCATCCACTCAACATGAAGAATGTGAAGGAGTGGATCAAGACTCAGAAGGATCTTCTGGCTGCAGAGAAGCAGAACCGCCGAGCCGATCCTAAGCGTAGCGAGGCCAAGCAGTTGGCTATCCAAGGTTACATTAACAATATGGAAGCCTACCTGCGCCATGGGGATTGGATGGATCTGTTCTGGGGTGAGTACGCCCAGAATCGTATCCAGCATGTCTGCACTCATCCATCCTACGACAAGAATGGTGAGGTCCAGCGTACTGTGGGTGTGTACTATAAGGACCTTGGTGTGGAGTGGACAGCAGAAATGGATAGAATGAATAGAGCAACAAAATGATTGACCTAGAGAATAAGATTATAACAAAGAAAAGATTCAGCGATGCTGTGGAACAGCTAGTTGTTAAACACAAGCTCCCATTTATGGAAGCTGTGATCGAAGTGTGTGATAGTACAGGAATTGATCCTGCTGATGTGAAACGATTGCTGTCAGATTCAATCACAAATAAGATTGAGGCTGAGGCAATGAACCTTAATATGATTCCCAAAACAAATGAATTACCGTTCGACGATTAACATAATGGAACCGTTTGAGGCGTACAAGCTGTATCAGGCAATCAAGTTACATTTTGATACGGATGACTATGATGCAGTAAGGTATAACTATAAGACATCTGCTAAGGCTCAGGCTTTCTTTAAGCGTAAGGACAAATACTTCTTTGCAAAGCTGGCCAAGAAGTATCCTAAGCAAAATCAGTTAGTAGAATATCTCGTCGCTCAGTTCACCAATGGCTCTAAGTGGGTTGGTGATATGATGGATGAGGAGGGTGAGAAGAATTACCTTACATGGCAGAAGCATATGCAAAGCCTGGGGTATGAATTCCAAAAAGATCTAAATACCCTCAGTACATGGTGCAATGCTGAACAACAACAGTTTGATGACCTCTTGGTGGTCAAAGATAATCAGTACCCAGTGGTAGTTACCATGTACTCTCGATCTGAGATCACGTTGGCTACAGTAGTGATACTAAATAAGCTGACGGGGTTTCTAGATGTCGCTAACGAGAAAGTTAGAGACCCTATTCTTTGGCCAGACCTTTATAGGAAGCTGAAGAAGACCGAACCTTTTGTATCAGTTGATTTAAATAAAATGAAATTAGCTGTTGTCAAAGAGTTCAGTTAGTAGTATAATATAGTTTACATTATGAATAAAGTGGATAACTCGGTAATACAACGCTTATACAAGGAGACAATATATGTCATTTGAAGCACTCAAGCGCTCTCGCGGCGCATCCGTAAACGATCTTCTCGCTGCAGCCGACAAGTTGGCTGGTAACAGTTCTGATGGTGAGAAGAAATCCTATGTTGACGATCGTATCTGGAAGCCTACTGTAGACAAGGCTGGTAATGGTTACGCTGTAATCCGTTTCCTCCCTGCTGCTGAAGGTGAAGACCTCCCATGGGCTCGCTATTGGGATCATGCATTCCAAGGTCCTACTGGTCAGTGGTACATCGAAAACTCTTTGACCTCTATTGGTCAGAACGACCCTGTATCAGAACTCAACTCTAAGTTGTGGAACAGTGGTATTGACGATGATAAGGCAACGGTTCGTAAGCAGAAGCGCCGTCTTAACTATGTCACCAATATCATGGTTATCTCTGATCCAGGTAATCCTGAGAATGAGGGTAAGGTCTTCCTCTACAAGTTTGGTAAGAAGATCTATGACATGATCATGGATGTTATGCAGCCTCAGTTCGCTGACGAACAACCAGTAAACCCATTTGACTTCTGGGAAGGTGCGAACTTCAAGTTGAAGATTCGTAAGGTAGAAGGTTATCGTAACTACGATAAGTCTGAGTTCGAATCGCCATCTGCTCTG